AAAGTATAAAAATTTCTTTTGGATTATCTAAGTATAATAACAAAGGAGTAACGTCGAAAATAATAGAATAAATGGCAATTACTACACAGAAAAAATCTAGCTTTCCAAGTCACGCTGTCTCAGATGCTGAGAAGGCTAGCTTAGAATATGGTTTGCAAGTTGCAAATTCCATAGAACATGAGTGGTTTAAAAAAGATGCTGGCACAAATAAATATTTGCACTCAAAACAAACAAATAACGAGTTAAGATTGTATGCTAGAGGCGAGCAGTCTGTGCAAAAGTATAAAGATGAGTTATCTATAAACGGTGATTTATCTTATCTTAATTTAGGCTTATTCACAAGACCCTTTGTCTGCACAAAAAAGAACAGAGTATATAGAGAATATTGTAAATGACATGAACAATAAAGAGTTCTACAATGATGTAGAAGGTGCTTTACAAATATCTTTATTTCAAAGCCAAAGTCCAGAAGCTTTACCAGAAACTAATGAAGAGCTTTCTCTTCATATGCAGCTTGATTACAAGCAAAGTATAGAAATAGCAGAAGAAGAAGCTATAAACAATTTATTTGATTTAAATGATTATGATTTATTAAAAAAGAGATTAGATTATGATTTAACTGTTTTAGGTATAGCTTGTGTTAAAAATTACTTTAACGTTTCTGATGGTGTTAAAATAAAATATGTTGATCCTGTTGATATTGTTCACTCTTACACAGACTCACCTTATTTTGATGATTTATATTATGTTGGTGAGGTAGAAAGAGTATCTGTATCTGAATTGAAAAAAAGATTTGCTAGTCTAACCGACGAGGATATAAAAGAAATTGAAGACAATCATAGTACTGGTGATTTTTACAGAACTCAAAAAACAGGTGATAATTTTGTTTATTTATTAAACTTTGAATATAAAACCTATAAAAATCAAGTTTATAAAATTAAAAAAGGAGCAAGTGGTAATGACAAAGCGTTGTATAAAAGCGACACGTTTAATCCACCAAAAGATGATAGATCAAGATTTAAGAAGGTTGATAGATCTATAGAGGTTTTATATTGTGGTACTAAAATAGTTGGCCATGATAAAATTTTAAAATGGGGTATGGCTGAAAATATGACAAGACCAAAAGCAGACCTAACAAAAGTTCATATGTCTTATCAAATATGTGCTCCAAGAATATATAAAGGTAAACCAGAGTCTTTAGTTAGTAGAATGACAAGTTTTGCTGACATGATACAAATAACACACTTAAAACTACAACAAGTATTGTCAAGATTAGTTCCTGACGGTATTTACATGGATGCTGATGGTATTGCTGAAATAGATTTAGGTAACGGAACAAACTACAATCCACAAGAAGCATTAAACATGTATTTCCAAACTGGTTCTGTTATTGGTAGATCAATGACGCAAGATGGTGATTTTATGATTTTAATCAAGGTAAAGTTCCAATACAAGAATTAAGATCTAGCGGTGGTAATCAAAAAATAGCTAGCTTAATACAAACTTATAATTACTACATGCAGATGATGCGTGATGTAACAGGTTTAAACGAAGCCAGAGACGGTAGCATGCCTGATAGTAATTCGTTAGTTGGTTTACAAAAAATTGCAGCTGCTAATAGTAATACAGCTACAAGACATATATTGCAAGCTGGATTATATTTAACTTTAAAAACAGCCGAGTGTTTATCATTAAGAATATCTGATGTATTAGAATATTCAAATACAAAAGAACAGTTTTTAAATACTTTAGGTAAATTTAACGTAGCTACTTTAACCGAAGTAAGAGACTTACATTTACATGATTTTGGTATATATTTAGATTTAATGCCTGATGAAGAAGAAAAAGCTTTATTAGAAAATAATATACAAATGGCTCTTCAAAAAGATCAAATATATTTAGAAGATGCTATTGATGTAAGAGAGGTTAAAAACTTAAAACTTGCAAACCAGCTTTTAAAATTAAGACGTAAAAAGAAACAAGATTTAGATAGACAAATGCAAATGCAGAATATACAAGCACAGACTCAGTCAAATACTCAAGCTGCTGAAGCTGCTGCGGCTGCTGATATGCAAAAACAACAAGCACTTGCACAAAGTAAAATTCAAATAGCACAAGCTCAAAGTCAATTTGATATTGGTAAAATGGAAAGAGAAGCTGCTATTAAAAAAGAATTAATGGAGTTTGAATTTAACTTAAATATGCAGTTAAAATCACAAGAAATGCAAGTGATTAAAGATAAAGAGAATAATAAAGAAGATCGTAAAGATCAAAGAACAAAAATGCAAGCAACTCAGCAAAGCGAGTTGATAGAGCAAAGAAAAGGAAATACTGGGCCTAAAAACTTTGAATCCAAAGGTTTTGATAACTTAGATGGATTTGGACTAGAGCAATTTGAGCCAAGGTAATTTTTTAACTATTTAATTATATTATATTATGGAAGAAAAAGAAAACGTAGTTGAAGAAACTACACAAAATACAGTTGAAGAGACTGTTGAAAAGGTTGATCAACCTGTAAAGGAAGAAAAACCAAAAACTCCTCTTAATGAGGACGGTGATTATAAAGTAGATTTGTCTAATATTAAAACACAAGAAGATGCCATACGGGAGAACAAAAAGCAAGATGACGAAGAAAGTAGTCAAGAAAAACAAGAAGAAACTCAAGAAAAAGAAGAAGTAATTCTTGAGGAAATTACAGATGAAAAACCAAAACCTGTAAAAGAAGAGGTTGAGGTTGAAGAACCTGTACAAAAAGAACAAACTCCAGGGAATGAGACTGGTGGAACGATTGAGGACTACGTCAAACTCAATACGGATTATTCAAATTTTGATGATAATAACTTGTTAAGAGAATATTATCAAAAAACAAAACCACATTTAACTCTAGAAGAAGTATCTTTTTTAATTGAAGATAGATATTCTTTTGATGAAGAGGTAGATGAGGCGCGTGACGTAAAACGTAAAAAGCTTGCTTATAAAGAAGCGGTTGCAGAAGCTAAACAGCATCTGGAAGGTTTGAAAGGTAAATACTACGAAGATCTTAAGTTAGGATCTAAGTTGACCTCAGAACAACAGAAAGCTATTAACTTTTTTAACCGTTATAATAAACAGCAAGAACAAGCAAACGAACTACAACAAAAAGCTAAAACAGTATTTAACAAGGAGACTGATAAAGTTTTTAATGAAGATTTCAAAGGTTTTGATTTTAAAGTTGGAGACAAGAAATATCGCTACAATGCATTATATGAAACCATGGGTTGGTGAAAATAATACTATAGTTAATGCTAGTGAATATCACAAAACATTATTTGCAGGTAAGAATGCAGATGCTATTGCTACTCATTTTTATGAACAAGGTAAAGCCGATGCTATTAAACAAATGACTAGTGAAGCCAAAAATATTAATATGGATGCTAGAAAAACTGATAGTGGTGTTGTTGATACTGGAGGTATAAAAGTCAGAGCGATTAGCGGTGACGATAGTTCTAAGCTTAAATTTAAACTTAAAAATTATTAATTAATCCTGCTCAGAGTAAAGTAACGCTTGCTAGCGCTTACTTAGACATTCGTTCAAGCGGATGGGCTCAACAATATCTGCCAGACCTTTACGAAGCTGAAGTTGAAAGATATGGAGACAGATCTATCAGTGGATTCTTAGGAATGGTTGGTGCAGAAATGCCTATGTCTTCTGATCAAGTTATTTGGTCTGAGCAAGGTAGATTACACTTAGCTTAAAACTGTGGTATGTCAAGTAACAGACGGTTCTGCCGTAGTAGTAGTTAAAGGACAAATCGTAGGTGCTCCTGCAGCTGATGGTTCAACTTGTACTATCAGACCTTACGGATATAATAATTTTTCAGACATCCCTAACATTAGTGGTACTGCAAAAACTATTAGATTCTTCGTATATGGTTCTGATATTAAAAAAGGACAACCTGGTTTAGGTGGCGGAGTTGAAGCTGAGTTCAAGTCTTTCAAAAACAAACCAATGATTATTAAAGATGAGTATCAAATCAATGGATCTGATGCTGCTGCAATCGGTTGGGTTGAAGTTTCTGGAGAAGCTGGACAATCAGGTTACTTATGGTACCTAAAGTCTTCAGGTGATAGATTACTTAGAGATGTCAATGATGGAAGCTGAAAACGTAGTAGGAAACGGTGTTACTGGTACTGGTTCTGAAGGTTTATTCGCTGCATTAGAAAACAGAGGACTTATTGCAAGTTCTGGTATTCTAGACGGTGGATCATCAGGTAACCCTGCAACTGCAGATGATCTTTCTGATTTTGACATTCTTTTACAAGAGTTAGATAAGCAAGGTGGTATTTCAGAAAACATGATGTTCTTAGACAGAGCTTCTGCTCTAAATATGGACGATATGTTAGCTGGTGTTAACGCACATACTGCTGGTACAACTAACTATGGAGTATTTAACAACTCTGAGGATATGGCTTTAAATTTAGGTTTCTCTGGTTTCAGAAGAGCGTCTTATGACTTCTACAAAACTGACTGGAAATACTTAAACAACAAGTCAACTAGATACTTAGTAAACAACGGAGCAACTGTTGGTAAAATCAAAGGAGTTTTAGTTCCAGCTGGTACTACAACTGTTTATGATGAAAACATGGGTAAAAACATCAGAAGACCTTTCTTACA